GCAACGTATCCGACAACGGGAATTAAATATCCTCAGATTAATATTTGGCCTACACCCGATCAAGGTTCAGTAGGTGATCCGTATTACACATTTGTTTACTGGCGATTACGTCGTATTCAGGATGCAGGTAATGGTGTAAATACTCAAGATATTCCATTTAGATTTTTGAATGCAATGGTTGCAGGGCTTGCTTATTACTTATCTATTAAGTTAGCAGGTGTAGACCCTAACCGTATTGCGATGCTTAAAGCTGATTATGAACAGCAGTTTCAATTGGCATCCGATGAAGACCGAGAAAAAGCTAATAATCGTTTTGTTCCACGGATTTTGCCTTACTAATGACTACTAAATATTCAGCGGGTAAATGGGCAATTGCTGAATGCGATAGATGCAGCCAGCGATACAAACTAAAAGAACTAAAAAAGCTGGTTATTAAAACCAAAACAGTTAGTATCAAAGTATGCCCATCATGCTGGGAACCCGATCATCCCCAGTTACAGTTAGGGATGTACCCCGTGCAAGACGCTTGGGCATTAAGAGAACCACGACCAGACACTAGCTACCAGACTTCTGGTTTAGACGTTAACGGTGTACAATCAGAAGGGAGTAGAATATTTCAATGGGGCTTTAATCCTGTTGGTGGTTCTCGTGCAAATGACGTCGGTTTGACGCCCAATTATTTAGTCGCTACTACCTATGTCGGCGACGTAACTGTAACAGTATCTTAGGAGTACAACATGGCTTATAAATCAGCAGCAGATGGCATCACTAAAAAAGGCAAAACCAAAGGTAAAAACTTGGGTGATGATGGCGCTAAAAAAGGCATTGATGGTGATGTAGCAAAAGGTGGAAAAGCTAAAACCGTTAAATCAATCGACATGAAAAAAATGGGTCGTAACTTAGCACGTGCTAAAAACCAAGGCGGTAAATAATGGCGCAAGATAATAAAGGCAAAAGCTTCATTGATAGCTTAAACATCGCTGCAGGTAATGTGAGCAAAGGTAATGTAAAGCCTGAAAAAACCGACGGCATTAAAATCCGCGGTACAGGTGCTGCAACTAAGGGTGTAAAAGCCCGCGGACCTATGGCGTAATATGAATTACACTCAGCTTTGTGCAGACATACAAGACTACGTAGAGAACACATTCTCTGCCGACCAGCTTGCGACTTTTGTTAAACAAGCTGAACAACGTATATACAACACGGTACAGCTACCTGATTTACGTAAAAATGTAACTGGTGTACTTACTAGTGGCAATATGTATCTCCAAGCGCCAACAGACTTTTTAGCGCCTTATTCACTGGCTGTTATTGATGCTCAAGACGAGTATGTCTACCTACTTAATAAAGACGTCAATTTTATACGTGAGTCTTACCCCAGTGCTAGCTACTCAGGTACTCCAAAGTACTATGCAATATTCGGCCCAAGATCAGATGACCAGAAAGAATTGGCATTTATTTTAGGCCCAACACCTAGTGCAGCATTTACAGTAGAGCTACATTACTTCTACTACCCAGAGTCAATTGTCGATGCTGGCCAAACTTGGTTGGGTGACAACTTTGATTCTGCGTTGCTTTGGGGGTCTATTGTTGAAGCTTATCATTTCTTAAAAGGCGAAGCTGATCTTATTGCTGTGTACCAAAATAGATACCAAGAAGCCTTAGGATTGCTCAAACAATTAGGTGATGGTAAAGATCGTGGTGATGCTTATCGTGATGGGCAGTATAAACAACTGGTGCGCTAATGAGTTTAACTCAAACACAGACAACGTCCTTTAAAGCTGAGTTGTATCAAGGCATACATGACCTATTGACTGACGATATTTACATCGCCTTGTACACCGCAAATGCCACATTAAATCAGAACACAACAGCTTATACAGCAGACGGTGAAGTAACTGCAACGGGCTATGATGCTGGTGGGCAGCTGTTGTTAAACTCAACTGTAGCTTCGGATGGGTATACAGCCTATGTAAGTTTTGATAATCCTTCTTGGGCAGCAGCGCTTACAGCTAGAGGAGCTTTGATTTATAATGCTTCCAAAGGAAACAAATCAGTCGCAGTATTGGACTTCGGTGCAGATAAAACTTCGACTACAACATTTACAGTAACGCTACCTGCCAATACAGCAGACAGTGCGTTAATACGATCTTCAAATTAAGGGGTTAGCGATGCAAGCTGAATCGTTTCAAATTAAAGACACTCAAGATGCTACAGTGAGTAAAAGTTCTTCAGTAGCTGAAGGCACAAACCTAACCGGATTTTATGAAGTCGAATGTTACGACGCAGACGGTCAATTGAAATGGTCGGACACTATTAAAAACCTTGTGGTTACAGTGGGCCGTAATGACTTATTAGATAAATACTTTGCAGGGACATCATATACAGCTGCTTGGTATATGGGCTTAGTTGATAATGCATCTTTTTCAGCGTATGCAGCGGGCGATACTTTAGCTTCTCATAGTGGTTGGTTAGAGTTTTTAGACTACACAGGATCTAATAGAACAACTGTAGGGTGGAATGCAGCTTCTGCGGGCAGTAAAGTAACTACAACAACCGCTTTTAATATTAACGGTTCCGGCACTGTGCTAGGTGCTCTAATGTGTACAACACAGGCTAAAGGTACAGCATCAAACGGTGGTGCAGGTATTCTATATTCTGCAGGTTCATTTACTGGCGGGTCTCGCGCCGTGGTATCAGGGGACACATTGAACGTCCAGTACTCTGCAGCAACATCTTAAAGGAGAATATTATGGCCGCAAGTTTTAAAGTCGGGGAGCGAGTTAAACTAACTTCAGTTATCCCAGAAGGTCCTGTTAAAACACTATCTGTTAATCAAGATGGTGATATTCAATATTTAGTTGAATGGCAAGATGCTGATGGGGCGAACCAAGAAGCTTGGTTTAAAGAAGAAGACCTCGTTAAAGCTTAAGGATAACTATGTCACTTATCGTTGCGGATAGAGTTCAGGAAACTTGTAGTGCTCCGGGTACAGGGGTGGTCACTCTTTTGGGTGCTGTTACAGGGTACCAAACTTTTTCTGCAGCTGTAGGTAATGGTAATACTTGTTACTACACAATCGCGGATCAATCAGGCGCTAACTGGGAAGTCGGTATAGGCACTTATGCTACTGCTGGGAATACATTAACTCGTTCAACACCCATAGCAGGTAGTGCCGCTACCCCCGTCAATTTTACTTCAGGCACCCAAAACGTATTTTTGACATATCCAGCTGAAGTAGCAGTTTATGCTTCTAATAACTCTTCTCAAGTTGCAGGTCAAGTACTTGTAGCAAACGGTGCGGGTACTGCACCCTCATGGCAAACCTCTACTGCAGCAGCTAAAGGCTATGTGAATGCTATGACTATTCTTAGAGGTCTGTAATGTTTGGCTTTACCCCTTTTGCGCGATCTCCCTTTGCGGCATTAGGCGGGAATACTTACGCCGTTACAGTCACTGAGTCAATCGGTCTTACTGATCCCTCTATTGGCAATCTTATTATGGCGTTTACGCTTTCAGAAAGTGTGGGCCTTACAGATGCGCAGAGCGCAGGTATTCTTGTAGAAAAATCATTAGCTGAAACGCTAGCGCTTAGTACCACACAAGATTATCAACTGACTATTAACAGCAGTTTGTCTGAAACATTAGGTTTAACAAACACCCAGACCAACACAGTTGATTTCAATGATACGGTTACAGAAACGATATCACTAAGTGATACACAAACAGGACTGCTTGATATGTACCCTGTTATTATTGAAAGTATTAATTTGATTGATACTCAAGCGTTATCATTGCTGATACCTGTGTTGGTTGAAGAAGCTTTGGGATTAACAGATGAAACTTCGGTCGCTGGGGATTTTGTTGCTGATTTAATAGAGTCTATAGGGCTTTCCGATTCTGAAACAAATAATGTCGCGCTGGTTGCTTCTCTTGTAGAATCAATAGTTTTAGCAGATGCTGTAGTAGGCAGGTACTTATGGGAACTGATTGATGACACCCAAAATGCAAACTGGCAAAATATAACAAACACCCAGTCTCCAAGCTGGACAAACATAACAAACACCCAGTCTCCAAACTGGACTGACGTAGTGACTCATTAGGAGTAATAATGGCTACACAATTCACAACATTATTAGGCTATGCGCTTCCTGAGACGGGAACTTTAGAAGGTTTGTGGGGCGACGAGGTTAACAATAGTATTACCCAACTTGTAGAAGATTCTGTTGCAGGTTACGCAACCGCCAGTGTGACTTCAGGTAACTGGACGCTGACCACTACTGGATCTGGTTTAGGTAACGAAGCGCGTATGATGATACTCATACCTACTGGAACACCGGGGGTTAGCAGAAACATTATTGCACCAGCGCATAGTAAGATGTATGTGGTCGTTAACCAATCTGATTCAGCCGTTGTTGTTAAAGGAGCTTCGACTACAGGCGCTACGATTGCAGCTGGGTACACAGCGGTTGTGGTTTGGAATGGGTCTGACTTTGAAGAGATTAGCCCTACACTTGCTAAGTATGCATTTGACCTAATTGGGGGTGTTCAAGGTTCCGTACCTTATCAATCTGCAACTAATAACACTACCCTATTAGCACCCGGCACAGCAGGTCAAGTGTTAACAACTCACGGTGCAGGTGCCGCTCCTACATGGGAAAACGCTTCAGGTGGCATCTCAGCAGGACAATCCATCGCATTCGATTTAGTTTTCAGTATTTAAGAGGAATTTCAAATGGCAGCGCCAAATATAGTAAACGTAACATCTATTGTTCCGCATAGCGCATCAATCACTCCAGCAGACACAGCTAGAAATGCTTTAGTAGCAGCACCGTCAACAGGTACGGCATATAAGATCAATCAGATCATGGTTGCTAACATAGACGGCACAAACGCCGCTGACGCGACTGTTGAGCTTAGGTTGGCTGATGGCACAACTTATAGGGCGATTGGATCTACAATTTCTGTACCCGCTGATGCTACTTTGGTATTATTAGACAAGACCACATCATTGTATTTACTGGATACTTCTGTAACAGGTGAGCCTAGCACTCTTTGGGCAACAAGCGGTACAGCAAGTAAATTGACATATACAGTGTCTTACGAAGCAATCTCTTAAGGAGGCAGTATGTCTCTAAGACCACCTGCTGGGTTTATCCGGCCCGGTTATGATCCATTAAAAGTGCCTAACGCACCTACCATTGGTACGGCGACTGGTGGTGATGCACAGGCTTCAGTGGCGTTTACTGCCCCAACAAATGTTGGTGGTTCGGCTGTTACAGCGTATTACGCTGTCTCAAACCCCGGTCGGGTCACGGCTACAGCTGCGTCTTCGCCTGTTTCAGTTACTGGGTTGACCAACGGCACGGCTTACACCTTTACTGTGTGGGCGTTGAATAGCTACGGCCCCGGAGCTTGGAGTGGAGCGAGTGGCAGCGTGACTCCCGTTGCACCGATTGGGTTGTTTTTTAGGGTCGGCGCTGACGCGCGGGTAAATACCATAAATAGAATCACAATAACAACCACAGGAAACGCCACGCCGTTTGGAGAACTGACCAACACCTACGGATATTCTGGTAGTTTGTCATCTTCAACTCGATGGATTTGTGCTGGAGGCAATAACTCTTTAGGTGACTCATACAGCACTATACTGTATGGCGGAATTTCTACTTCAGGCACAACTGGCAGTTTTGGTGATCTTACGCTCGCGCGGAATGATTTAGTAGGATTAGCAAATTCTACTAGAGGGCTGTTTGCGGGTGGGTATTATTCTTCTGGGTCTACAACAACTTGTGTGATCGACTATGTAACTATTGCTACCACTGGAAACGCCACTAGCTTCGGTAATTTATGGACGCAAACACGTTATAACGGGTCTTGCGCTTCAACAACTAGAGGGATAATCGCCGGTGGAGATGCAAGTAATATAATTGGCTATGTTACAATTGGTACAACCGGGAATACCACTGATTTTGGTGACTTAACTGTTGGAAGATGGTGTCTGGGATCATGCTCAAACTCCACTCGTGGGTTATTTGCTGGAGGGCAGTCAAGCACAAGTGGCTACCCCGGCGTTAATGTGATTGATTACATTACCATTGCCTCGACAGGCAATGCTACCGATTTTGGAGACTTGACCGCATCCCGTGGCTCATACGGCAGCGGTGGCTGGGGGCTTGCATCAACGACTCGTGGCGTTTTTGGAGGTGCATACGATTTTAATATCATTGACTATGTGACTATCGCATCCGTTGGTAACGCTACCGATTTTGGCGACCTAAACGGGATCTCTCCAGTTGGAGCCACCGCATCGAGTGTTCACGGAGGACTTGCATAATGCCTACTTACAGCGGGGTTTGGGATTTAACAGCGGTGTATCAGGCTGTGGGGTCTGGGAATTGGCAATACCCTCCGCCAAAGGCGTTATTTGCTGGTGGAACCAGTCCACAATCAAATGTAATTGACTACATATTACTGTCGTCAGCAGGTAACGCGACTGATTTTGGTGATTTAGCGGCTACTGTTTCTAATCCAGCCGCTTGTGCATCCACATCTCGGGCTGTGTTTGGTGGCGGAGATTACCCATACACAGCAGCAATGACCTATGTGTCTTTTGGAACGCTGGGAGGCAGCACAAGTTTTGGGAGTCTTACAGTTGCACGTTCGGGACTGGCGGGTTGTAATTCAACTACCCGTGGGATTTTTGGTGGTGGTATTGATAGCGGCGCAACAAGGTCCGTTCGCGTTGATTACATTACTATTGCGTCCACCGGGAATGCAACAATCTTTGGAAGTTTGACGGAAGCACGATATACGTTGGCCTCTTGCTCTTCGTCTACGCGAGGTATTTTTTACGGTGGCAACAATGCTTCTTTAAATTATTCAAACGTCATTGACTACGTTACGATTGCAACTACAGGAAACGCAGTGTCTTTCGGTGCCATCGCCGGAACTTTTGGTGGGTACGGCGTAACCACGACTTGTGGCGCTTCAAATTCCACAAGAGGCGTGTTTGCAAATGGATCAGAAGGCAATGGCACTGTTAACGTAATTACCTACATAACAATCGCCACAACAGGCAACTCAACGGATTTTGGAGACCTTACTGTGGCTAGAAGTAGTTCCGCTGCGGTATCAAACGCTACTTTGTGCGCATTTGCCGGTGGTGATAGTAACTTAAACGTCATTGATTACGTCACAATTGCGACCACGGGTAATGCGACTGACTTTGGTGACTTGACTGTGGGGAGATCGCGTCTGGCGGGTGCATCTCCTGTGAATGGGGGAGTTCAATAAATGGCACAAAAAAACTGGAACGCCGGAATTATTAGACCTGTCCCCGTTGCCCCTGCTGGTCCGTATCAAGACGGCGCAGCGACTGGAGTGTGGACGCTCGATCAAGTCGCGTACTGGCAAAAGCAGGGGTTATGGCCGGTGGCTGGGAATATTAATACGGCTAATGTTGGTTTATTTGGTGGAGGGTCTCCAGATAACAATATCTCAAATACAAATGTTATTGACAGAATAACAATACTCACAACAGGAAATGCGGTTGATTACGGTGATTTGACGGTTGCGCGGCACTATCTTGCCTCGTGTGCTTCAACAACTAGAGCCGTTTGGGGTGGGGGTAATACATCGCAAAATGTCATTGACTACGTGACAATTTCTACATCGGGGAATGCCGCAGACTTTGGTGATTTACTTAGTGGCTCAAGCGCTAGTCTAGCAATGGCGGGCTGCAATTCCAGCACTCGTGGTATTTTTGGTGGTGGAATAACTACAAACGTAATTCAATACATAACGATTGCTTCTGTGGGTAACGCCACAGATTTTGGTGATCTTACACTTGGTCGTTACGGCTTGGCTTCATGCTCGTCTTCTACAAGAGGCGTATTTGCCGCTGGTAGTGACGGCAGTGTGACTAACGTCATTGATTACATCACAATTGCGTCTACAGGAAACGCAACAGATTTTGGTGATGTAACTACTACCAATAAAAATTACTACACAGCAGGGTGTTCAAATTCTACTCGCGGATTATTTGGCGGTGGTACCCCCGATCCAGGCAATGGAAACTCAAACGCTATTTGTTACATCACAATAGCCTCTGCGGGTAACGCCACAGATTTTGGTGACTTGGCGGCTCCTGACAACCAATGGCGGGGCGGATTGGCGGCATGTTCGTCTTCTACGCGAGGCATATTTGCTGGCGGAGAAGCTCCTACAAATACAATTAATTACGTCACCATTGCAAACACAGGCAACGCCACAGATTTTGGAGACCTTTCCGTTGCGCGGCAAGCGTTGGCGGGATGTTCGGGTGGTAACGGCGGAGCCCAATAAATTTACAACAAGGAAAAAAAATGAGTAACGATTTAATTATTAGCAACATGACAACCGCTTTGACTACACAAAAGCCAGAGTACAACTTGATGCTACAAAACATTGACAGCTGTATGCCAGCTGTTGTGCGTGACACAAGTAACTTCCATAAGTCACATAGCCAGTTTATGTCGGTGACATTAGATGTGACAGCGATTACACCTATTCGCTCAATTAAACATTCATTAGCCGAAATTGACCGCACTCGTTCTGCATTACAAGAAGCTTATATTGGTATGCGTAAAAAGCAAAATGAACTGGCCCGTAAACAAGACGAACTTGCTAATCCTAAAGAACCATTGGATAAGTTCCAAATCGAGTTACTAGAGATTGAGATTCTGGAGTTACAAGGTCAGTTAGAAGGCACACAAAATCATGTTAATGGTGCTATTCGTAAGATGAACTTCTTTGTAAACCAGCATCAGCAACTACTAGAGAAGTTAGGTAAAACAGAAATCACTGAAGAGGACTACGAGCGCGAGGAAGCTCGCTACCACATCATGACTTGTATGAAGCAAGGATTAAATGCTGCTCGTAGTCGTAATGGTGTGATTGATGAAGGCAACATGATCTATCTGTTTGACTTGGGTATTAATGCGGCTCAAGCGCAAGCTGAAGTGTTTGCCTACTTGAACATAGAGAACCAATTGATTTCGCAAGGGCAAGCGCCAACACACGAAATGACGATGCAGTGGCTTGAAGCATGTGCGGATAAATGGGAAAAAGACCCAGAATCTTTTGCAAACCGTCGTGGGTTCTCAATCTTTGATAAGACCAGTTTGACTAACTTACCCGCTCCAGAGGCCGTGTAATGCATTTAGTGGTAGCTACTCCAGCGTATGGCGGCATGATGTGTACTGAGTATGTACAATCCCTGCTTGCGCTTAAAGAAGCTTGTATCGAATACAAGATTAAAATGACCTGTATCT